TATCCTTTGGAGGAATTGGATCCTCCGAAGCCACAACAGAAGTCTGTTGGTAAGCCTGAGAAGACTCAGCTTGGTTTGGAAGAAAGTGAATTAAATTACATCGTGATAGCTTTCATTGCCGGAGTTATCGCCTTAGCTATATCCGACGCCATCAGGGCGTAATTGTTTCGTTTACCGCGGGGTTATCCCTCGTAGTAAATTTAATAATCAAATGTCTGGATCAATTCACCCGTATCAGAATCTACAGCCGCATCGGTGACATTGTTTCGCATTGTTTTTAATTTTCCACCACGAGAAGTCATTAGTTCAACGTGAATGTCATACGAATATTCTCGGTTGGACTCCACATTAGCTGGTTTGATAATAATACCCTTTTTACCAACAACGATGCTAGGATTCCAAGGATAATCTGAGTCACCACCAAATAGATTCTTTGTACCCACAGTAATTGTTTCGTCACTTGCACTTGTACTTCCATCATGTGTACCACCTTGAACTTCCAAAATCATTATACTTTGATCCCGGTTAGTTGGTTCACCAACAGTGACTGTAGTACCATCTACACTCTTGTTATCCCTCTTTCTCAGCATACATACAATCCTGGCATAAAAGGAACTATGGTCAAATAATAAACGAACCATCTTTGCCTTAATTGAACCAAGTTCAAATGTCTGCGAATATCTCTTACATGCAACATTACTAGATCCCGTGATGAGACCACCACCAATTTGAAGATCGGTTGTGGCTTCTACACCACCTAGACCAATCGCTACCTGATTACCAAGATCAATCTTACCGTCAATGTTCAAATCACCAGTGACCTCAAGATTACTGTTAATAATCATCTCATTTGAGAATGGATCTACGTAGACATTACCAGAAACATCACCATATATATTGGAAACTGCCAATTCATTACCAGGTGTTGTAGTAGCAAACTGCATCATAGCGTTACTAGTTGCGTGTTGCATGCGAGATACACCATTGTACACAGTGAAATGCTCACTTGGATTTACTGTACCTATACCAACATTTGAAGTGTGTATTACATGAATACCATCACCTTCTGTGCCTCCACTTACAGCACCTATGACTGTACCATGTACGGAATGGGTGGAATCACTGAAACCCCTTACATATCCTCCGTATGTGTCGTCTGTTGTGAGAGTTAGACCAACCTTAGAGTTAGTACCTGGGTTTTGAAGTTTAAGTACATCTGCATCACCCGAAGGATTCGAGTATATATGAACATTAGATGTAGGTGAACTGGTACCAAATCCAACCAATCCCTCGTGTGTAAAACGAAGATATTCGATGTTGTTTTGTTTGAACGAAATGGGAGATGTATCCAATGCCTCAAAAACGTTTACGAGACCACCAGATGTAAATACATCCATTTTACCAAACTTAAGTTTTTGTGTTTCACCGAACTCTAAACCACCGTTAATAAATAATGTTGTACCCGCCGCGAGCGTTGCTTCACGAGCCGGATTTGATGTACCCATAAAAATTTTACCATTGTTACCAATTAACATAGCTCTATCAAGATTTGTACCATTTCTTATAGCGCTATCAATGAGTGAACCACTGACAGGTGTATTTGTTGAATATACTTGAAATAAATGATCCGCTGCTATGTGGCGAATTCTATCTGGACCAGCTGCCGAAGTAGAGTCAGTACCTTTAAAAATTAGAAGTTCAGAAATACCATTATCAGCATCATATAAACGCTCACTAATAAAAGAATTACCAAACTCATCGTTAAGAACACCACTAAACGTGAGTCTATGACCAATAACTACATTACCGGTAACCTCTAACTTACCTCTAGGGGAATCGGTGCCGAATCCGATATTTCCAGAGGTACCATCAACAAATATTCTACTCTCAGTGGAATCATTAATGGTGTAGGCATTCTTCGTAAGTCTAAAGTCACCCGTTGACCCTGTGATACCTAGGGAATAACCAGAAGTATCACCTGCCGCACCATCAGCTTGAACAAACGCCACGAAAGCATTTGAACTTGTGGTATCCGTGCGCATAGCTACAATGGCGTCATCTGCTGCATCGTTAATCTTTTCACTATGAACAAGTAAACCGTTTGTTAGAGAGTTTCCTATACCGGTTGTAATTATTTCAAGGTGAGATGCTGGCGCGGTGGTGCCAATCCCAACTCGCTTATTACTTCGCCAAGTCATCACATGATTTTGTGTGGAATAGTCATCACTGGCTAGGGACAGGTTCAATTGAGAACGTGAAGTCCCGGCACCTGTTCCGTGTTTACCCATTTTGAAGATACCTCTAACACCATGCTGCCCACTCACACCACCCTCACGAGTGAGTTGAAGAACATCTTGGAAGTCTGAAGTATTTGTAATTTGAGCTGTGTTTGTGACAACCATTGGAGATCCCAAATGGCTTACACCTCCTCTATTTACAACTTGGTTATTGATAAACACAGTGCCACCAGATGTATGTAAAAGACCTTGGGGTGTTGCGGTACCGACACCAACATTTGAATTTTCAAGAATGGTCATCTTGGGGTTACCCATAGTGTCAGTTGTGCTCGCATAAAAGTTTAGACCTTTACCAGTTCCAACACGATTTTGAATCTTTGTTTGAGTATTTGTCGTATCAGTTGAAACTTTTAGATAATTAGTGTCCTTACCGAAAATAGCTGTATTACTCTCATTGAGTCTAAGATTACCACCCAAAGTCAACATTTCACTTGGTTGAGTATTAGCGATACCAACATAGCCATTTGAAGCCACGCGCATACGCTCAGTATTTTTGGTTTTGAAAACAACTGATTGGAATTGATGGGACGTTAATGCACCCATAATTTCAATAGAAGTTACGTTAGCTCCCACGGTTCCATCTGCATTATTTGGACCACAACGAAGACTCACAGTATTTGAAGTAGAGTCACCACCTGATATATCACCATGAACAATGACGTTCGCGGCGGATGAAATACCAGATTCACCTTCAACCTCAATGAAATCTTGGACTAGGATGGATTGTGTGATGAGACGACCTGTCGCTGTATTACCGAGAACTGTTATAATATTAGCAGCATCTGTATTAATGAATATTTTGTCACTGAAGGATAACATATTCGTTGAAGCTGTGTTTGCTATACCCGATGGTACACCATTCCCACTCCCATCTACACCAGTTGTCTGAAAACCATGAGATTGAATTTTAGATTCAACCACCATAGGTATCGCCGCATCACCATCTAATGTAATTAATTCACCAACATTAAGTCCACTACCACCAATTCGCAAACCTTCGAAAAAACCAAAGCCATTCGTATGTAAGACGTTATCATTGAGGGTTGCTGTATCATCTATATACAGGTTAGAACCCACTGAAAGAGAATGGGCTGGTGAAGTATTTGCGATACCCACATTGTTTTGTGTATATATGTCACCATACACATGAAGATTTACAGTGTTAGCCGAATCAAGAATATCATGGAAGGTTGCGGTTGTGGGGCCACCAAATGTCCGCGAAAGTCGCATTTTATCACCATTGTGAGTATATCCCAAAAATACATTAGATTTTTCATCTGCATCTTTCATAAGTAAAGCCATGTCATAGGTTCCATTATTACCAAATGCCATCTGTATAACGGCATTTGATACGACAAGATTGTTAATACTTGTATAATCGGGAATCTCTGTAATCGCCAAGTTACCGGTGATATCAACATCACCAAATACTCTCAAGAAGCCATCTCTAACGACAACATTACCCTTTTCAAACACAGCTATGTTAGAACCATCACTGGCAGCCTCGTTACCAACTAAAAGGTGTGTACCTATAGCTGCGTTTGTAGAAAAAGTATTACCAGTGATCTTCAAAACATTTGAAGCATTAGCATCAACGAAGAACTTGTCATTTTCAGTCTTAAGTATATTGGTCGCGAGTACATTAGTAGAAATAACGTTACCCTGAATAGCAACCAAATGTTCTAAATTTTCATTAATAATAACACGATCCTCACCAATTTGAAAAGGGTTTACAGGATTGTTTGTGCCTATACCAACTTGTGTTGCCGTAAAACGAAACACATTGGTAAGACCTGTGAACTCTGTACTTTCTACATTCGCAGTAACCTTATTGGTAATAGTAAGATTGGCAACTTGAACCTGATCGGCTGTAATTTCACCAGCATCAATACTGGCGAGACCACTTAGAACGTCGGTCTCTCGTGGTGCAGCGTCTAGACTCGTGACGAAAATCTGATCGAAACGTACTGTTCTGCCCATCTATACATTAGTTACCGAATAAAATTCCAGCAAGTCCATTACGGATTCTTAACACATTATAGTTCACGGCATATACGAAGAGTTCTTGACCATCTGGTCTAAGGTTTCCCTTTTCTACACCATTAAGAGATAGGACTGCGTTATCTATGCGACTAAAGTTTAGGGTTCCTGAGGGGTTATATTCAGAAGCATTTAGACAGAAGTGATACGCGAAATATCTGGTGTTGAAAAGTACCTCGGTGTCTGGAATAAAATCTGAGTGTCCATATGAAGATTTGTAATAATTTTGAACGGTATGAAAGTAGACTGGGGTCATTTTTTCAAGTAAATGTGTACCATTAATTTGTAAATCAGCTTCTAAAAAGGTAAAGCGATCATTGGCAAAATCTTCACTCGAAGCGTTGAATCCCCAAAATAATGATTTCACTGGGTGATTAAAGTTGGAAAGATCAATGCGATTGTGACCACCTACGTCCGTGTTATTGTTTACAACGGTAAGTAATTCAGTCTTAAATCCTTGGACTTGGGTTACTACAAAATCCATTTGCTTTTTTGTGAAAGTTTCTCTTTCATCTTTATCCAAATAGATATAATTGCCATACACCTTTGCCGATTTCTCCGCTACATCTAGACCAGCTAGATTTGTTTCGTCAAAGTCTATCTTTATCTCAACTTGATGATGCTGAAGAGCTATGAGAGGCAAAAACGCTTTGTGATCACAGAAAAAGAAGTGGAGAGGGAGGAAAACGTGACACGAGGTAGATGTCTTGTTGTTTAATTCCTGCCCCTTTGTGTATGTATCAGCCAGATAATTCGTCCATATATCAGAGAAATAATCATAATGTTGAGAATCTATTTTTTGTCCACCGATAAAAAGAGAAATTGTAGAATTGTAGAAAAGATTTGAAGCTATGTTCGCATTTCTAGTGGCCGACTCAAACCAAATACCGTTTATGATATCGCCGAGAACGGGTATCGTAATAGACGTATCTGTGGTAGTGACAGTCTTAATGTATTTGGGCGCTTGAGAAAAATTCGTATGACGTGTAAACTTCGTACGAAAAAAAGAATGTCCTTCGTCACTTATGATATAGGCATCCTGCACTCCCTTAGAAACGAGTTGTATTAATGCACCCGACATTTATTAATTAGTCAGATTATAAAAACAGACACTTTCCCTGAGTAAACTCACTCTTGGGCTCCTCCGACAGCTTGCCACGTATATTGAATCCACCTTGTCTATAGATCTTGAGTCTCTTGTAATACATTGCTGTAAAGATAGACCAAGGATCGTGGACATCGTAGATGTGTGGATCATTCTTTTTACCTTTCGTTTCTCTCATAATACGCCCAATACTTTGAGTAATATCAGATTTAGGTGAAGCTAAGATAACTGTGTCTAGTGTGGGAATATCTAAACCTTCATGCGCTTGACTGAACGTTGCGAAAATGATCTTCTTCTTTGAAGATTCTTGAAGTTGCGCCTCTTTCATTCCACCCATGTACAATCCAGATGTTTTGGGAAAACACTGATGAAGGAACTCACAATGAAAACGTCTATCACTCAAAACAAGTAACTGTCTCGTACCTGCTGACGCCTTTTTGACAAGTTCTACGAGCATTGTATTTCTCCTTCTATCTTCAACAAGTTCCGTGATCATGTTTGGCATTGAGATTTTACCGTTTCTCATAGATGGGGGTGGATTCTTATAGTTTGGGGAATCGTATACAACTGGGAAAACCTCAACCTGTTCCTGATTTTTGCGTTCTACTGCGAAGAAAGTGGGACCCATAAACCAATGTAAAACTTTAGTGAGTCCATCTTTCCTCTCGGGTGTCGCTGAGAGTCCAAAGATATGTTTGGGGCACATTTTGAAGAGTGACTGACTAAAAACCTTGGCACAAATGTGATGTGCCTCATCTACTATGAGGGTTCCTACACTCTCA